AGGTTCGAGCAGACGCGCGTTTTCGCCACGTCGAGGCTCAATCCCATGTCCAACGCCCGCGTGGCGTGCGTGCGGGATTCCATGAGCATGGCGCCCACGGGCTGCCCGTTGCCATTCCACCCGGCCCACGCGCGCACATCAGCCATGTACGCCGGCGCATACGACGTGTCATCGAACTGCTCCATGATGGGTTGCGTCAACGCGAGCGCGTCCGCCACCGTCATCATTTGCACGGCGCGCACCGCGGCCACGATCTGTGGGACCGCGGTGCGGAGCATCTCCTCAATGTTCGTGGTGTCACTGCGCCGCCAGATGCGGGCGATCTGTGTGGCGAGACGGTTCGACCTGCGGCGCAGTTCGCGCCCCTGACGGCGTTGCAGCGGCGTCAATGTCTGCCCGTACATCGTCGTCTCCCTCACCAGTTAACGGTTTGAGCATCGGCTCACTCATCCACGACATCTCCTCATCGGCGAGCAGGCGCTTGGCTCGTTCGATTTTGTCGGGGCCCCAGCCGAGTTCCTCCCACGCCATCTCGCGCGGCAGCAGGCTGCGTCCGTTTGCGTCGGCGGCGGCGAACATCTTCGTGACCGCGTCCGCACGCTGCGCGACCGTCGGCGTGCCCGCGTCATACCAGAGCGCCTGCGCCGCATCGAGCTCGTCGATGTCGCCGACGTCGCTCATCATGACCGCGATACGACACACCTGCACCGCCTGATCGCCGAGCGCACGCTGGTCACGCTCAATGCTTTTGACGAGCTTCGCCTCACGGCTGCGAATGGCGTCCGCACTGGCGGCATCGTCGGCGGCAAGCCCGAAATAGTTCGGCGGCAACCCGGTCACGCCCGAGCACAGGCGGGCGTATACGCCGACCATGCGCTCGAAATTCTCCATGCTCGACGAAGAGAATTCCGAGGTTTTCGCGTTCTCGTTCGCGAGCGCCCAAATCCGCCCAAAATAGGCTTCCCATGTGGTGAGCTGTTGGCCGGTTTCAGGGTCGACGAAATCACCGTTCTGCACGCCCGCGATGACGCGCTGCGGGACCGCGTGCGTCTCCTGCGCCAATTGCGCGTTAGAGATGTCGCGCGCGCACGCGTCGGTGATGTCGATGACGTCACTCAAACAGCTCGTGCCACGCAGACGAGGCCACATCTCATGCAGCGGTATGCTCGTTCGCGGGTTACGGTAGGCGGGCACGACAGGGATGACGCCGCCGAGTGTCGGGTACGAGTCGGTCACGCGCAGATCCGCATCGAGCACGTATGTTGTGGTCTGCGTCCAGTACATGTAGCCGAGTGGCTGGTAGGGGTTCATGGAATCCACGTCACGATACCAGCGGAGCGCGGCGTCGATCTGCCCGGTCATCACATCCCTATGGCAGATGATGTCCATCGGCGACACGTTCTCGACACGCACTGCGTCATCAATCCTCGACACGACCTTGAAACTGCGTCCGTAGATCTCAAAATCGAGATAGGATGACTGGTCTTCGGCCAGTCCGCTCGACTGCCACCACTCCCACAGCAGGCGCGCCAGCTCACTGTTCCCACCGACGCGGAAACCTTTCATGTCCAACCGGTCGACGCGTGCTTCGGCGACGACGCGCGGCCAGTTCACGATGACGGTGAAATGCTCGAGCTCCGGTGGGATGGCGAGGCCGAGCTGTTTGAGCCGCTGCTGCCCGTCGAAATACCGGTCGTAGCGGTCAAACACCGGCAATGCGGCCGTCAACTGGCGCAGCAGCTCGCCGCACATATCCTCAACAGCCATACCGGCCCTCCTAAACTAACGAAACACGAACACCTTGCGCGTCGTGGACTTGCCGTCCCAACCCAAAGCGCGCATATCGGACGCGGCCTCATGCGCGAGGATGTCGGCCATCGCGATGTCGATTTTCTGGTGCTCGGCGGGTTTGCCGAGCACGTACTTGTCGCCGGGTTTGGCGACTTTGCGCGCGGCCATCATGTGCAGTTTCGCGGTCGGGTCCGCACTGTGCGTGGTGCTGCAGTCGGCGGTGTCCTCGAGCATGCGCACGAGCGCATCGTACATGCGCCCCACACGGTTCGTCGGCCATCCGACGACCGTGTCCTCGCCGTAACGCAGCGCCCACTCGTCGATCTGCGTCTCCCACGGGTGCGGGTCACAATAAAAGCGCTTGATCGTGTAATGCTCGAACAGTTCACTGACTGCAGCGTCAACCTCGAACCGGGGAATACGCCCCTCCCACTCGTCGGGATTCCAAAACGTCGGCCGCCTATCAGGCCCATATGTGGGCGTGAAACGGTATCCGTCGGATGTTTCCGCGCGCAGCGCGGTCCAGTCGCCGCTCTGTGAACCATCGAACCCGAGGCACAGGTCCGTGCCCTCCTCGGGCATCGGGCGCGTTTCCTCGGCCGAATCGTAGAGCGCCTCCGGCATGTAACTTCCGAGGCCCTGCACGAGCTCACAACCGAAAAACCTGCGCGCCTGCGTCGGGTCGCGCTCGAGCAGCTCCTGGCACATGGATTCAATTTGGTCGAGCTGGATCCATGGCGAACCACTGTAGACGAATTCGAGGATCTTGCGACGGTCCGCGTCGTCCATGAAATCGAGATTAGGATCGTGCCGCGGGAAATATTTCATAATGTCGGCGACACGCGACTCGTATGTCGCTTGGCCGAATGACGCGTCCATCGGGTCCCACGGATTCGTCAGCTCGAGCACGCGCCCGTCCATGCCGGCCGTGCCACGCGACACCGTGTCGGCCACCTCGAACATGCCACTTCGCTTGGTATACACGCCGGATTCGTCCATGATCGCGAAATTCACCGGGTTACCCAGCTTTGATTTCGCGGACGAGGTAACCGGGTCGATACGCCCACCGTTCGGCAGACGGATAAAACCCTCGCGAACTTTCATGAGGTCATCGAGGCGCCCGTTGCGAATCATCGTCTGCAACGGACGGTACACGTTCGCCGTCTGCTCTTCCGTGGTCGCGAGCAGCTGAATCAATGCGGTTCGGCGTGGCATGCCCATCGGCTCACCGGCACGGTATTCGTACTCGAACCCGCATGAGCAGCCCCAGTCGGAGCACCGGTAGCGTTCGCCACCCTCAGCCCACCCGCAGAACACACACGGGCCGACCGCCTCGAAACACACCACCGCCGCACCGAACGGGCTTTTGCCGAGCTTCTGCCCGCCCACGATCTGACCGCGACGCCACTTGAACGCCGAACCCATCGCCGGACGCGACTGATTGAACTCGATATTGTCCTTGACCGTGTAGAATTCGACCGCATTCTTCAACTGCCAACCAGTCAAGCGGAACGGATTGTTGAGCTGCCAGCCGGCGGGCACCACGCAATGCGCGGAAATCCACGACGCCAGCAGGAAACCGAGGCTCTTCGGCGGCGTTTTCCTCACCGGCGCATTCACTGCATGTCCTCCCACTCATCGCGCGGGTCAGGGAACGCGATCACATTGCCCGACGATTCCGTCTTGGCCTTGTCCCTCACCTTCGGCTTGGCGTCATCAACGATGATCCACCCGTTCAGCTTCAATCCCTGCGGGGTCAGGCCCAATGTGTCGGCGTAGCGCTGCAGTGTGGTACGGTCGGCGCTCTTCGCGTCAGCCGTCTCACACAACCGCATCTGCCGGCAGTACAGTGCGACCGTCATCTCAAGGTACCGGTACTGCGGCATGTGCCAAGCGACCGCCTGCGGCAACTTCCACAACTGGCGCCACAGTTCCTGCTCACGTTTCGCCCACGCGTTCGTGGCCTCCTCATCGAGCACGAGCATCGTGCCACCGTCGGGATCCTTGTATGCGCGCATCACCTCATACCGCGCGAGCGGGAACCTCTTCGGCCTGTACTTGTAACCGCTCGCCGGCAACTGGACCAGCCCGGCCGCGATGCCACGCCGTTCGGAACGGCCCGAATTCGGGTCCGGCGGCGGCCCGGAACGCGACCTCGCACCACCCCACCCAGCCATAAAAACCACCTCACCAACTAAGAATTGAAAACATCATTAAACCGGCTTCGGCGACATCTTGAACCCTCCGCGCTTTTTTCTCCCC